TTAAAACTTCCATGGTTTTCCACATTCCAAACATGTTACAAAAGTTGTCATAGGTTCATCTGCAGAACGTGTTTGCATTTGATAATAATCACATTTAGATTTCTTTTTACAACGTGAGCAAAATAGATAAATAGATGCTGAACTTGAATTTGAATATAATTTAATTTCAGCTTCCATCATTTTATTCAAAGATTCTTTCCACAAATGAGGACATAATTCTTCAGCAGGCATTTCAATAAAAGTTTTTGAAGTTATTTCACCAGAATTCAATTTTTCTGCCCATGATTGATTATTTTGTATACTTCCATCCATTCTTAAATTTTCATAAACAGATATAGCTTTACTTCTATAAGTATTCCAGAAAATTTTATTACTCCAATCAACATCAATACCAGAAGTTTTACAAAATTCAACAATATATTTCAAAAGTTCAGTTTCTAGATCTTCAGGTTTAATAACTAATTCTCTAAAATTTTCAATAATTTTATCTCGAATTGGATTATCAACAAATACATTTTTTGTTTTAACAATTATAGGTTTTAAAGTTACAACTCGGACAACTTCTTCTTCTTCCTCTTCTTCTTCCTCCTCCTCTTCTTCATTCAATGTCCATTCATGATACAAAATTTCATAATCTTCAATTGATAAATCAGTATATTCTGTAGCTAATTTATCATATTCATCTTTATCTGATTCAGTTAGTAAAAGTATAATATTTCCTGTAAATGTTTCTTCATCTAGTGGAGAAGGCAAGACATGTTGATTAACATCTTCATCTTCTTCTGTAATTCTAGAAAATACAGATATAAAAGATTCTTTTAAAGGATGTTGAATTTTACCTTGAAATTGATAAGCAGGATTCTTATATTTTTTTCTTATCCATGCAAGAACATCATCAGATTTAATATTTATTTGTGAAATGAGTCCATTTGAACTTACACAAATACCTAGAACCATTTTATAAGTTTAAACTTTTAATTAGTAAATTCCATTTTAAAACAAGATGTATCACAGTAGTAATGGAACGAAGTGAAATGTCCAATGATTGGAGAACTTCTGAAGGACAATGGATTGATCCTTATGCAGCAAAAAGAAATAAGAATTTCAAGTATAATAAAAGAAAAGAACAAAGAAGAATTGAAAGAATTCAAAAAATTGAAGAAGCTATTGTAAAAGGGATTGAACTTGAGTCTGATTCAAGTAGTGAAGAAGAAACTATGTGGAAATAGGTGCAGGAGGTCCAGCTGGAGTTGCTCCCATACTTAAAACTCTTCCATCTCTTCGAGGTCTTGTCAAAAATGTAAACCATCCAATAGTCCAATCATAAATAATTCCAGGGATAGTTAATAAAAAGTTCCACAGATCTCCTAAAGTATCACGTGTCCATGAAGAAACTGGTTTAATAAATTCTGTACTAAAAGGATTTTTTGTTGAAATGTTATAACCATAATAACATCCTGCTATAACTGCTACAATCATAATCCAAAATTCAAATGTTCCTAAATAACCGCCATTAGATTTTATATGATCATTTAATTCTTTTTGACGTTTTCCTGTCCATGATATAGGTTTATTAGGATCTTCCGGTTCAGATTTTAATTTTATATCTTTTTTAGGTTTTTGGCCTGTCTGGCTTAATGATGGCATCTGAGTATTACCCGTTGGGCGTAATCTCAAATACATTTTTCCATCATTGGGCATAACACCTGAAAGATTTTGTGTATCATTAAAATAAACTTCACGTGAACCTTGTGCAGATAAACTTCTTGAACCAGCTTCAACATTTCTAACTAAGTATGCAAAATCATCTTGATCCATATTAATCATAGTTTTAAAAACTACCCATTCACATGGTGAACATGGAGGAACTATAGTTGAACCTGCATAAGTAAAATATGATGAACTTGGTGGAACCATCATAGCAAGACTCCAATCTTGTAATTTTATTGGTGTATCTCCAGTTGTTAAAGCATATGGAATAAATTGTTTAAAAAATGTATATGAAGAAGTTTGTGAAGGATTTGATCTAAATAATGCAGAAATACATAAAAGTTCACCTGTAGGTTTATAACAATAAGCAATAACTTCACCATCAGCTTGTACGCCTTCAATAGTATGATTTGAAGGATGATTTATATGAAGCATATTACATACATATGATTGACCTCTAAATTTACAAGTTCCTAATCCAGAACTATTACTTAAAATAAGACCTTCATCAGATACACTTACAGTTGCTTGAGAGATATATCCATCATCCATAACAAGATCACATGTTACTTCACAAGGTTTTGTTGATGTTTGTGATAAATTTATTGGACTTTGATTTGCAGATAAACATTGTGGAGGCCAAGTTGTTTGACTAGAGAATAAACTCATTCCTTACTCTTTTATGATTTTATAATTTTATAATTTTATAATTTTATAATTGTAAAATTATAAATTTAATAAATCGTAATAAATAAATGGATACCGGTTGGTTGTTATTTACTATATTAGCTAGTTTAGTAGGTGTAGGTTTACTATTTGCACTAAGAGCTTATATTTATAAACTTGCTTATCCTGCAGAGTATATAATTTTTCCAGCTTTAGTTCTTACTAAAGTTCTTCCTATAGGATTTCTTATGACAGGACCAATAATTGATATAATTAATTCTAAAGGTGTAGTTTCAAGTATACCTACACTTGCGTCTTTAGCTACTTTATTAATTTTTAAAGGTATATCTATGATTTGGGCTCCTGTTCCATTTTTTGATAGTTTAACTTCTGATAATTCAGGATTTTGGTGTACTTTACCAGGTTTTGAATATTTTGAAAATCCTTTTCTTCCTTCTTCAATTCTAACATCAACTATTATTGGATTCTATTATGTTTTCTGGGCTTCAAAAATTAACCAACAAATATTACCAGTAAGTGCAGTTGCAGGAACTGCTATTCTTGGATCTGTAATGCAATTTCAGTTAGGTGGTTGTTCACCATATTATAAAACTATTTTTGGTTATGGAGGAGCTGAAACTATACTTTTATCTTTACTTGTTGGTACTATAGTTGCAGGAATAACTTTTGGTTCTTCTACAGCTGGTGGAATGCAAAATAATCCTTTATTCGGTTTTACAGCAGCTGCTCCTGTTCCAGGTCCTGGAGGTAAACCTGCATGTCCATCTGGAACTTTTCCAGATCCTTCAACAGGAAATTGTTGTCCAGTAGGAAGTTATTGGGACCTTTCTACACAAACATGTAAAACTACTAGTCCAAACCCAACATGTCCTGTTGGTCAAAAATACTTTGAAGCAGATTCAACTGGACCAGCAGGATGTAGATGTCCTAATGGTTCTATGCCAGATTCTAATGGAGGTTGTCCATCTTCTGTTTCTTCTAATCAATCTGGTGCACCACAAGGTGAACAAACATTTGTTGCAGAATTATATAAAAATGGTCAAATGATTACTCAATCTATTGGGAAATAATTTAATACCCTCTCAATAAATTATAGTAACCAGCAATATCAGTTCCTGTATAACTAGAAATTCCACGAGGGGAATCTACAACTATTGTTGGAACTTTTTCAACTTCATATTTTTTTGTAAGACCTTCAATATCATCAATAGTATTGATAAATTTCCATTGTAAGTCAGGAAAATCTTGTTGTAGTTCAAACACTATAAATTTAAGTTTTTGGCAAGGTTCACATATAGGTGAACTAAATACATAGATCATCCTATTATATTTGTATCCTGAATTAATTTATTTGCAGAAACTCTAACAAATTTTTGTTTATTTATCATTTGTAATTCAAGAATATATCCATTTTTCTTCATCGTTTTTTGAAAAGCGGAAAAAAGTCCGGTCTTCAAAGCAGAAGGATTCAACAGTTCTAAATGGGTCTTACACCATTCAAAAATAGTTTGTTCCTCTAATGGCGGACCCATCAATGATAATTGTAGATCGGGCATTAGATTCTCATTTCTATCCTTAATTTCTTGTTTAGTATCTAATAATACTTCAGTCGCCATTTTATCAACTATATCGTTATTTAACGAATTATAATCTTTTTTTCCTGTATGAGCTTTTACATGGATAATACTATATTCTTTGAAACTTTTTAGCATTTCATTCAAAGCTTCAATTAAATCTCGATGTTTTACCTGTAAACCATCAGTTGTTTTCCATCCTTTTTGTATCCATGATTTTATCCATATACTTAAACAATTTTTAGAATATAATGAATCTGTAAAAATTTTCAAATGAATATCAAATAATTTTTGATCATACAGAATTTTTACAGAATCATGTATTCCACG